GTCTAATACCACTGGCATCAATGACTGCCTTGTTGTCAACAGCAAACGCAGAAAGTCGCGAGAGATAACCATCTTGAACCAATTGTGGGATGGAAATTTGATAGGCTACCTCTCTAAAGAAATGATCTAGTTTGTCACCATAGATATACCCTTGTCCCATGCGATAAGGCGTGGCGGTTACCCCCATGACTCTACAAGGTTTCTTTTCATTCATTGCGTTTAATATTTTTCTATAGCGAGTGGTTGGTCCCGGAGCTATATGATGAGCCTCATCAATAATAATATAGTCAACTCCAGGAATCGCATCCAGTCGCTTTTCGGACGCTAGGGTGTCCCTGGATGCGATCAATACTGGGGCGTCGGTGTCATAGCTTTTTAGTGAGGCGGCTAGAACACCGACAGGTGCGGTAGGCCACACCTTTAATAGTTTGTCTTTGGCTTGTGAAACCAACTCTTGTCGGTGCGCCAGAATTAAGAACCGATTATTGCTAGAGCTGAGTTCTTTAATCAGATGTGAAAACACAATGGTTTTCCCGGCAGCAGTGGGTAAAACGAGGAGTGGGTTGTGATCAATGGGTTTTGCCTGGAAGTAATCCAGTAGTGATCCAAGCGCCTCTTCTTGGTAGTATCTGAGTTGCATCAGTGCACCGTTTCTCCGTTGTCCGAGTTTTCGTCTTCGTTAAGAGCCTCGGCAATTTTACTTATAGATATGTTTAATAAATTATAAGCATTTTGTTTGCTGGGCGCAGTAGATAATATGATGTCGGGATGTATGAAGACCAGGACTCTGGCAATGTTCTCTTCTGAAATGCCGCGTTTCTTCCACTCTTCAATTAAATTGTAAAGGTCGTTGATCATAGCTTCCCCGGCTTTGATGCCGTCCTTAACCGACTGGCTTAATTCGTCGTCGTCTTTCATTGTAATTCCCTAGATAAGTGTGGCCTTTTGATAAACGAGTAGCCATCAAACTCGTGATCGGAGGTGATCTATTACTCGTCCCAATTGCCGATGGCATTACCCGTGGCAGTGGACACCTGTTGTGTCGTGGTCTCAACCACTGGTTCTTTTTTTGCTGGCATCGCTTCGGTCATCTTAGGTCTAAGAAAAGAAATGATTTTGTTGGAATCTCCATACTGATCATTTTTCTCAATACCAATTTTAGCCATAAAATTTTCCATCATCAGGTTGTTTACAGCATCTCGATTAAGCTCAGTAGCGTTGCTACCTGTCGCAATCATCCATTGCTTTAAACGACTGATGCCAACCGTTGGGTTCGCACCAGAGATGGTAAAGTTTTCCCAAATCACACGGTTTGCATAGTTTTCACCTTGCACCCGGTATGTGACTTTGAGATATTTGTTTCCGGCTTTTGAAATTTTTTGCTCCCAGTCCTCGGCCATTAATTCATAAGTGCCTTCCGGTATGGGTTCAAAACTTCCGCCAGTGTCCTCGACCGTACTAAGGTCTATATGAAAATCTTCAGACATTTTGTCCTCCTTTGTTTTTGGTTTCATTAGGTATAACCGTCGCTTTACAGGCGTCTGTAAAAGCAGACCAGTTAAAATCTATTCTTTCAGGGAGTTGAAGTCTTGATTTGGCATCAAAAGCAGCGGTTCTCTTCGTGAATAAATAACGTTTATCGCTAAAGGTTTTGCCACGAGCTTTCTCATTGAAGCCCTGCCCGGACTTCACGGTGGTAAACAAATGATTAGCGAAAAAATTAAAGTCGACCCAGGAACGAATCAGACTGGACACTTTTTTATGCGTGTTCAGCTCATAGCGGTCGTAGGGTTCGTGTTCCGGATCAGAAAAGGTTCGTATTTGTACATGTGATAGTAGTATGACGTTCATCTTCTTGGCAACAGAAAGCGCTTCCAGGTTTCTTAAGATTCTTGCGAACAGCTCGTAGCTCTCCGTGAACCCCTTACCAAAACCCAAAGCTTCAATGGTTTTTATATTGTGGTTTTCCTTAACCTGTTCCTGACACAGTCTTTCGGCAAAGTCGGTGGTGTCCAGAATAACCGTTTTAAAATTATGCTCTTCAGTGCTCAGAGTTTTAACCTGTTCCATGATGTCGTTATAGGTTTCACAAACCGGGAAGTGAGGGGTGTCAATAAAACGTAAGCCGTCCTCTGCACAAATAAAGATAGGTTTGGGGGCGCCCGCGCCAAAGGTGCTTTTACCAATGCCGTCGGTGCCGGTTATATTCATTCTCACTTGCGTGTATGCGGCTTGATTATTGATTTTATCCATTAGACTCATGCAGACCCTCCTTTTCCACAATTCGTGGAGACTTTGATATTTTAGTTATTGCGCCTTTTTGTAAAGTTTTTCCGTGATCCGGATAATCCATACAGTAGTTTTGAAAACCTTTTAAGCCTAAAACTTCTTTGGTTTTAAACGGCCATGCGCTGGCAGGTATGCTGTCTTTAATAGTACGCAGGTATTCCTGATCCCAATCTATGGTTCGTGAAAAGGATATATTAAATCCGTTCTGTGTTGACGAACCCCCTTTGTTTGAAAGGCTTTCAACATCTATCCCTAGATCGGGATGGTTTAATATCTCATTGGTGTTTGCTTTAATTTGTCGATCAAGATCAGCTTTGAGGGCTAATAATTCTCTGCGCTTTGATCGCAGCGCTGTGATGTCTTGCATGATTCTTCTCCCAAAGAATAAAACTAACTTTAACTAACTACGGCACTAAGAATAATCTCTTGCAATTTAGATGTCAAGGAATTATTATTCTATTTTTCAAGAAAAATTTTATACATATATGGGAGAATCAAATGGCTAGTATTAGAATTACACTATCCGAATATATACAAGACGTAGGAATCGAGGCCGTGGCTAAAGACCTGGGCACCTCCGAGTCCACCGTTAAGGCATGGAGATATTATGCGCGAGCACCGCGTGTTAAGCAAGCCAAACAGCTTATGAAACATTCAAAGGGGATCCTTAACTGGGATTCCATTTACGGATCACCTGAAGATTTAGATTCAGATCGAGCCGTTCGTCAAAAAGCAGATGTTGCTTAAAGGAAGTCTTTATGAGTTTGATTCTGAATGCGAATCAGACGTGGGAGAAAATCAGTAAGGACGTTAAAAATGAAATGCTCGACAGTTATTGGGAGCATGGATTCCATTTAATACCTTGCGGATCGAAAGACGAATACATACCAGAGTATTTTCGTAAACGCCACACGTTTGACACCGAAGAAGAGATAAAGGCACGCTGGGCTAAAGCGCCCAGAGTGAAGTGGGAGCCGTTTCAGCGCACCCAGCCCACCCGTCGACAGATGAACGAGTGGCTACAAAAGTTTCCGCTCTCCAATTGGGCAGCACTCACCGGGATTAACTTTGTGGTCCTCGATGCTGATTCACAAGAGGCGGTTGAGTTTATCGAAAGTAAAAAAATTACCGGTACTCCATTAAAGCAGATGACTCCCAGAGGTGGGATGCACTTCTTTTATAGTATTAATCCAGGTTTGGAGGTTCGTAATTCGGCAGGCCAGAATAAGCTCGACATCCGAGGCACTGGCGGCTATGTCATGTTGTGTCCCTCTCACGATTACTTTTTTATAAACGACAGTCACACCTCAATTAGTGACATCGATGAACTGCCGTGCTTACAACCCGAAGACCTACAAAGAATCGCCGAGTTTAACAATGTTGGTCACACCCAGAATGTTGTCTCCGGAAAGCTTGATAGCGTCGGCACCGACATTGGTACTCGTAACGACAAGTTGGCACGACTGGTCGGGAAGTGGATCAAGGAAGGGTGGGGTCAACGAGACATATTAATTAAAGCCCAGGATTGGAATCAAACCAATATTCCGCCGATGTCACCGATGGAGGTGACCACGACCACGATGTCGATTGTGAACGGCCATATAAAAAGACACCCCGAAGACGTGGAGATGGGAATGCTCCGATGGGAAACCAGTAAATGGGAAGTGCATTTGGAGGACGAGCAAAAGGAAATATTAAAACAGGAAGACCCGATTGAGAACCTGGCTGTTGAGAAACCCGAACGAGGTCCTCTGGGGTTGTTGCCATGGAAGGACTTTAGCGCACTGGACATTGAAACCCCGACCGAGTATTGGGGGGATAAGTTTATCTTTCAACAGGCCAGAGTGTTAATGATTGGTAAACCCAAGATTGGTAAGTCGCATTGGCTGGGCGCGTTCGCGACAGCAGCATCAACGGGTACCGAGTTTATGGGCAAGTCTTTTCCTAGACCATTAAAGGTGATGTGGTTACAAGCCGAGATCATTGAAGCCTACATCACCGAGCGGGTGAACTTGTACCTCACGCCCTATGAAGAACAATCCGAATACGTTGAGTCGTTGGGCGAGAACCTCATTGTCAGCGGGCGCTTGCGTAAAAACCTACTGAAAGACAGCGACATTGATATGGTCAGTGAAGAAATCGCCTTTCATCAACCCGACATTGTAATGTTGGATCCGTTCATTAACTTCTTTGATGGTGAAGAGAACTCCAACGCGGACATTCATAAGCTCCTAGGTCGAGTGGATCGACTCATTGAGTTGCACAACGTGTGCTTCATCATTGCCCATCACACCGGCAAGGATCGACAGGACGACATGAGTTTCATGTCAGCTCGTGGGGGCAGTGTGTTCGCCGGGTGGTTTGACTCAGGCATTAAGTTACTCGGTGATAAGCCGAACGTGACGCTGTTCTATGAAGCTCGGAATGCGAGGGAGCCGGAAAGTCATGGTGCCTACTTTAACTTTGACACAGGCCTTTGGAACATCGTTGATTTCGATGCGGAAAAACAGGTCGATGAGGTCGATATCGCGCACACGGTGGCAAACTCAATGGACAAAACAAAATTTTATACACGCGCAGAACTGGAATTACAGGCACGCAAAGGCTTAAAAGACCGAGGGCTACCCAGTGGGGTGGGCAAGGGCAAAGCAGCTGTGAGTTATGTGCAAAAATATTTGGGTGGGCGCGTGCTAACCCATGCAATTCCGGGCAAGCAAACATGGCATTGGCTGGTTAGTAACGAGGGGGTAAAACCCTGGGAAGAAGAATAAAACAAATGAGCCGAGGAGAAATGTTTGCGCGTTTAGGAACGGCTCGTTTTGAGCCGGGGGAAATAACTCCCCCGGTTTCATTAGGGGAGAAAAAAAGATGAAACTTTTAGGATTAATGGTGTTTTTAGCAGGTATGGTCATGGTTGCCAGTGGTTTAGTGTTTATAGACCTGGCATCAATGGTGCTCAAGGGCGACCTCTACACACTCAGCGTGTTAGGGTTCTTTAATAACATGTTCTCACTGAACCCGTCAACGGCTACCGTACAAACGGTACTCAGCGGGTTGTTTATACTGATGGGGTGCTTTATTTGTTTTGGCGGGGCGGTCATGATACGAGTTAAAAGAATTGGGGGAACGATTGATCCCGACCTCATACCGAACTACGAGAGAGTCGGTAAGGGTAGGGTGTTCGGTAATTTCATCGCGTTTCCCACCCAGATGGCGCGAGCGACTTACAATAAAGCAGTGAAGTTGGGTATTGTGAATGGCAAGGTATGGAAAAATTAAGAACATTGGACTTATTCAGCGGGATAGGAGGGTTCACCCTTGGTCTAGACTCAACGGGCTACTTTGAAACGGTGGCTTTTTGTGAGATCGAGGCGTTTCCGTGTAAGGTATTAAATAAACATTGGCCGGAAGTGCCGATATATAACGACGTAAAGGAGTTAAGTTATGAAAAATTACAGGCAGACGGAATTATTTCAAGACGACGAGGCATTGACGTTATCTGTGGAGGATACCCGTGTCAGCCGTTTTCAGTTGCAGGACGTCAAGGAGGCGAAGACGATCCAAGACATCTCTGGCCGGAATATTTTAGACTCGTTAGAGAATTGCGTCCGCATTACGCGATTGGAGAGAACGTGGGCGGACATCTTCGACTCGGTTTGGATACCGTACTCGAAGACCTGGACAGTGAGAACTACACCGTCAGGTGCTTTAGTGTTGAAGCATCGAGCCTCGGTGCCCCGCACCGACGTGAAAGAATCTTCTGGATCGCAGACAATATGGCCGACCGTCACCCAGGATTCGGCGAGCTCACGGACGAAGAAATACAAACAGGGCGGTACGCCCTTAACGGTAGCGGTGCAACCCCTATGGCTGACTCCGTCAGCGACGAACATCGATTCGAGATCGGAGAAAGCTCTGGAGTATCGGAAAGCCTATCGAGAAAGCATCGGCAGGAAAACAGTGCCTCCGGGGAACCTATCGGAACAGGTGCAATACGGCGAACCGACAACGGACATGAAACTGATGTTCCCGACACCCAGAGCGAGCGACGTGGAGGGCGGAATCGTGGAGGACGTGGAGCTGAACAACGGGAGCTTCTCAAGACGGAACAAGAAGGGCGAGCGTTGGGGCGTGAAGCTGAGAGATGCAGCGAACTATCTGGAACAGAATATGTTCCCGACACCCACAGCGAGGGATTGGAAGGGGCCGAGAAAGCCCGAAACTCTGAAGAAGAACGGACGCTTGCCGAGCAATTCACTGCCCGACAAGGTGCGAAGCGAAGTGAAGAAGAGCGACGAAAAACTACATTTGAATCCTACCTGGGTGGAGGGAATGATGGGATTTCCGCATGGCTGGACGGATCTTGGGAACGAGGAATCCCTAGAGTAGCGCCGAGTAATAAATTGCGAGTGCCTCGATTAAAAGCCTTGGGAAATGCGGTGCTTCCGCAGTTGGTTTATATGGTGGGCATGACGATTGTTTTGTCTACAAATAGTAGTGAGAATGAGGAAGAATCGGGTGGTTAAAATAGGGTCAAAATGGGGCAAAACACATGGTATGGCTACTTTGCGTGACTCGTACCATGTGCCTCTGAAACCCCTATATAATAAGGAAAGTATACATGGTACGGGGGTATGATTGTACTATGCCATACCACCGTACTGCCACCTCTACAGCCCCCGTGGAATATAGATGGTACGGCGGTACGGTGGTACGCTCTCCTAAAGGAGAGAGGAAAGAGTTGTATAACACAATCTCCCCTCTACCGCTCTGCCTTGGACAGCGTTAAAAAAAAGAAGGAGATACGAAAAGTATAATGGAAGGAGAGTTAATGAAGAAGAAAATTACAAAGAAGCAAAGAGCGTTTATTGATTTGTATGTGTTTGAAGATTTGGGTCAGGGCGATTGTGCACATCGAGCCGGGTATAAGAACCCGGATATCATTGCGCACCGGTTATTGAATGATCCACAATATGAGCATGTGCAGAATAAGATTGATGAATTACAGGCCAGACAAAGACAGCGGTATGAGATTACGTTTGAGAAGGTGGCTGAAGATTTGAAGAAGATCAGGGATGCGGCTATGGATGACGGTGTGTTCGGAGCTGCGGTGGCGGCTGAGTTGGGCCGAGCGAAGTTGGGTGGATTGATGGTGGACAGGAAAGAAGTTAAGTACGGGAAGATCGATCAGATGGATCGGGAGCAGGTGGAGGCCAGGCTAGCGAACCTGATGAAACAGAACAAGCTGGCGAATGTGGTGAAGGACGTGACTCCGAAACCGGAAGTGATTGAGGTATTGGAGGATGATGAAGATTAGTGAAGCTTGGACTTATCGATCCAGTCTGCACGCTCTGAAGAGAGTGCCTTAAGGTATTCGTCATGGAAGTGGCAATCCGGGCAATCGCCCTCAGGGATTGAATCAATTTTACTGTGCTTGAATTGGCCATGAACCTTACAATCAACCTCAATGGTGACATCTTTTTGAAGCTGATCTAGAAAGTAATCGGTTATTAGCTCAGCGATTTTGCGGTCGTCATTTCTTTGTGTCATACGATTTGTTGGCATCCAGGTCTTGATGAAGAATACAGTCTCCTAGTGCTTTTCCTCTGTCATTGTATACACTTATTATGACTGAATCTGCATCCGTTTCAATGCGAATAGCTAAATCATTGTGCATAAACCACTGAGTGCTGTCAGCTGTGAGCTGATAATCTGCGGGTTCCAGGATGGAATCGTAGTCTGTTTCGGGCTGCTCCGGTGCTTCAAACCAATGGAGCTTACCCTGGCTGTCTACTATAGCGTCTATTTTATTCATTGATAAACTCTCCTTTTTCTTTCCGGCAACAATACTTGTGTCCGTTATCGCCATCATTTCTTCGTCTAACATTAGTTTCTATCATCCCCTATAACCCAAGCACCATCTTGGGCTGTCCAACCCTTTTCCAGTATTCTTTCGTGAACTTTGGCAATTTCACTGTCTACTTCTTTTGTTAGTTTCGCCAACTCTTTCTGGCGATCAAATAGTTCCTTTTCTCTTCTCATTAAGTCAACACTCAAGACTGCATCTTGTTCGTCTTTCATTAGGTTTTCTTTCTTTTTAGCCATTGGTTTTTCTCCTTTATTAGCTGTTATTATTTTTGGTTTGCCTTTAAAAACATTGTATGCACCATAAAGGAACATGACTGCTCCCAAAGTTATACTCATGGAAACTGCTATAGCTAGTGCTGTTGAACTAATACCGCCAAGATCAAAGTTCATTGTTCCATAGATCATTCCGCTTGCACCGAGTGCACAGCATATAATTGCTGTTTTTTTATTCATCAATCTTCTCCTTACGTTTCCGGATCATCCGGATATTTAAACATTATATAAGCCGGGGCCGCGAAACAGGCAATAACCCCAAGCAGTCTTAAAAAATCAAATAGTGTTTCGTTCATTGTTTTTCTCCCATGACCAGTTTTTGTTGTTGTCAAGATGCCACCCCCTGGACTGAAGCTCTTTTTCTATAGCCCTTACTAGACCCAGGCTAGGGTCTGGGTTCTTTTTCAGATCATCATAACGTCTTAAAAGAAAGACATCAGAATCTTGATCGTTAAGGATGCTTTCCCATTGTTTTTGTATAGCTAGGTTCATCTTATTTGCCACCGTTCCTCCGGGTTTCAATTATTGGTATTAGTATTAACGGTATCAAACACCCTAATATAATTCCAATGATCATGTGGCTCATGGTGGGATCAATAGCTGCTCCTAGACCGTCTGATACGGTGTTTCCCACACCCGCGCCCAGAATTGCACCTACCTGTCCATTGCCTTTAAAAAATCGATCTACCTCTAATCCTGTGTACGCGCCCAGAATGAGAACCCCGTTATCAACCATGCCAAAGATTAGGCCAGGCATTAGAAAGTCAGTCATTGTTTGCCTCTCTTGACCTTTTGTATAGGCCGTCTTTTGATTTTGATTATTGCCTGGTTGATCCAGTCGTAAAGATTTAGCATGATGTCTAGTAATTTAGTCATGTCCACCACTCCGGTTTTTCTCTGCCTTTTTCCCATTTCGCATAGTGTTTCTCGTTGATACAGTAATCACGATATGCTTTGATAGGATCGTCATTCTTGTATTGATCTGGCATAGCTTGTGCTATTGGCGTCATACCACCTACCTTTATATTTCTAGGCCTTCTACATAAAGGTCTTTCAAGTTTTACAAAACTAGCGTGTTCTCTACCATACCTGTATTTATATTCCTCACTTAATGCCAAGAAATGGTCTAACAACCACCAGTAATTAGCACTTGATTCTCTAGCCCATATAGTACAAGGATGATTCAAATATGCTCGCTTGTATAAACCTACCTTGTCTGTATACTCGTCACCATCTAATTCTCTGTGTGCTGTGCATAACATCTGTGCTGTTTCTAATGGCATCTTCACTAGCATCTTGTCAGGTTGTGCTTCTGCTGATTTAACAGGGCAATCATAAAAATAAAATATGTTCATTCAGAAACCTCCATTCCTTCTTGGAATAAGTCCTGAGTCATTTCTTCATATTCTTTTGAGTATTCATCATAGATCGGTGTTGCCAATCGGAATTGAATGAGATCAATCATAGCTGTTACTTGATTAGCACCGTACCTGGTGAACATGATAATTTTGTTATCATGATCATAGAATCGCATACAATCTTCTTCAAGTTGCATGACCTCTCCCCACTTGTTTTGTGCGTTTTTGGTTTTAACAAAGTTTATTTCCGGGCATAGTTTCTTGATCTTTTCGTATGAAAGGGCATTAACTGGCATATAATCGGTACTCATGATTGGCCTCTGATTTTGGTTAACGTGTTGTTCTCGTTCATTATTTTTTCTCCTTAGTAGTCTGAAAATAAACAGTAGTTTTTCTACTGTATGTATATTATGGCACAGGAAGGCTATATATATCAAGGAGTATATTGAGGTTAAGAAAAAAAACTGTAACTATGTTTTATACAATAGTTTAATCAAATTCCCCCCTTCGTAGACACTTGCTGCGATTTGAAATGGCGGTTTGAAATGGGAATCAGCTCTGAGCTGGACGCGACATCTGCGCCCGGTGAAATAATCTGCGGTCGTCTGTGTGCTTTGGAAATCTGCGAACGCCCGGAGTCATTTTAACTACTTTGGAGAAATAGAGATATCTCCAGGCGCTGCTTTTAGGATAAATTATCGAATCATCCTCTGGGAGAGCTTGTAGACTAGCAGAAATCTGCGTGTTATACAATCTGCACCCCCCCCTATGATAGTACCCAACAAAAGAAAACATCAGCTGATGTTTCCCTTGCCGGTCCCATGAGCTGGAAAGCCCACCATATTGGACCGCCCGGCATGTTGGCACAGCTGGCAGCTTTTACAGGTCACATTATCCTGGTAAGTGGCCGGGCAAATATTAACCTTGTTGCCGGCTTTCGTGGTGATCGTGTGATTGTATGCTTGATCCGCCGGGACAATCACCACCACCGGGCCAATTCCCAGGGCTTTGAGTTCGTCCGCATGGTCCAGACTGTCAGCTGAAAGGTTCACGGTAAACCCGTTATCGTTGGCGTGTTTAATCTTGGCGTGGTTCTTTTTGATTTTGTGCTTATGAGTATAAGTAAAGCCGCGTTTGTTTTTGTTAGCATTTACCAGGCTTTTAAGCTTCCGCCCGTCGATCCAGTCGCCTGATCCGGCCAGGTCACCGGCTTGATTGTGACGCCAAAAAGTCCCGGCTGCCATTGTTTCCACTTCCTGGATAAATTGCTTGAAGCTCTCGCCCCGGAGCTTTTCAGATACTTTTTTCCAATGCATGGCCAAGTGGCCATGTTTGGCGTAACAGGTCCCGTCATTCAATGGACAGCTGGGCGGGCAGCTTTTGTCTTCAGTAGTGGATACCGGGATAGGCCCGGTTTTAGGATTCGATGATTTTTTAGTCAAGTGAGTGTGCATTATTCACCCCCTTATAAAATTGGTGTTTCATCTATATAGATGATCACATCATCAAGAGTTATTCCAAAACGTTTAGCTAACCCCCTTTTAACGGCTATTAATTCCGGTGTTGTTGGTGTTGGTGTATAGTCCAACTCAAAGACTTTACAAATATTGGACCAGGTTGTCATGACTGGCGGCTTATCTTTAAAGTTTGATATTTTGATTTTATAGTTAAACATTATTATCTCCAAATAATTAAAATGTAAGATCATTATACTACGGTTTTATACTTAAAGTAAACAACAAAAGCAGCTATTTTCCGGGTACCTGGGCTATTGCCCGGCCTTTGAAAACGCTTTAAACGCGACCTGGTGCGCCCGGTTCTGTCTGCGCCCGGCTAAAATCTGCAATCTGCCCCCTATGATAGTATTAATGATAGTAATCCCCCAGAAACAAGGCCATAAAAAAAGGGGAGCTGACGCCCCCCTTTCCCTTTGGAGTGATTATCCTAAATCACCATTATAAATTCATCTTTCAATAATCGGTCATGTTCTTTATCAAGAACCCAACTATAATCATCAACCAACTCTTGATCTGAGGATTGCTCATAGTAAGAACCTATTCCATCATCTCCCAATATTCTTAGAATTTGACACCGCCTTAAAATTTCCTTTCGGGTTTTTTCATCTAAGGGGATTGGATATTGTTTTCTTCTTTTTTTAATCTCCAAGTCCCTTTCTTTTTTTGCTTCGACTGGATCGTATTCTCTTACTGTTAGTTTCATGACTCATCCCCTCTACGAACCAAGATCTCATCGCCATCTTTTAAGTTGTAATGCTCTGAGCCATTGCAATGCCACCAATGTTTTATTGCTTCTTCAATTGCTATGTCAAATTTGTGATGCTCCCAAGGATCGAAATCTCCACTTTCTGCTAGTGGCATATGTTTTCTTGCTACTGTTTCCCAAAACTTAGAGCGAGAATCACGAGATATTTTTTTCAAATTTAATGTTTCTTTCTTATTTTCCAACAGTCTTGCTTTTTCGAGATATGAGTAATGTGTTCCATGTTCACAATCTTCATTTAGATCGAAGTAAATTTCGTTATCCCAATACTTAAAATCATCATGGTGTTTATCTAAACGAACCACGATAACTTCATCATCATTTACGGTGACTTCTGTTATTGTTCCTTTGAGTCCAGACACATCAACTTCATAGTTAGTGCATTGTGCAAATGTGTCTTTGCCAAACTGTATGCGATCTCCATCTTTTAGTTTTTTAATATCTAGTTTCATTTTTTTACTCCAAATAATAGTTTAAATGAATCTTTATTATACCAAAATAATACACACAAAGTATAATGAATTTGATATAATTAAGGGGTAAATTAATTAACTTTGGAGTAACGAAATGGAAAAAGATATACCTCATGACATTTGGTCACATATGGTTCTTGATGATATTAGTTTGGCAATTGATTTTTCTAAATCAAAATTTAACGATCTTGAAATTGAGAGGATGGTAACTTTTCACAGTGGTGGTGGTTGTTTGCATCTTATGTTTCATTTATCAGATAAGAAAGTATTAATCTTTCATCACACAGATGAAGCAGAAATTTCTTATGATAAATGGGAAAGTATTGAAGATTATTTTAATGCGTCTGATGATGGGGAATTTGGTTTTGGTTGGGAAAATATGAGTCCTAATTATGATGACCGTTGTTATAAATTTGATTTTGAGAAATTAAGGTAAATTAAACAATAGGGTTGGGAGCCTATGGAAAGAGAGAGCAGATTGCTCTCTCTTTTTTTTTGCCCAGGGTTTTGGCCATCTGCCCCCCATCTGCAATCTGCTCTCTATGATAGTAATAATGATAGTAAAAAAAGAAAAACCCCCACAGCTGACAGCTGTGAGGGTTTTGATCTGGGTTCTAATTTTTTAACTCAAGCAATTCTTCATCTGAATATTTGCCATCACAAGAAATGCAAATATTAAGACCACATTGTTCTTGCATTGCTCTTTCATCGACTATCTTTCCACAAAGATTGCATTGGTTGGGAGAGTGGCTTTCGCCACTCTCTTTATTTGCTAGATCGTTCATGATTTCCCCCCTTTAGCATAGTTAACCAACTTCATTACTTCATCAAAGTCAGAAGTCATTAGTATTGGATCTGAAGTATCCCAACCATATTCTTCGGACAAGGTAACCATGAATTGCCAATCGATGAAATTATTGAGATCGGTATAACCGAATTCAAAATGTTTCTCGTGTCTTATCGCTAGAATTGGCGAATTAAACCAAATGTGATAACCATTGAATTCAAAGCTAGGATGCATATCATTACCATAAGAAACATTTAACCAATCGTTTGGAATATCCACATTTCTATAGTAATTCTTCCATTTCCTCTCTTGCTCAAGGTCGAAGTGAGAAAAATTCTCTCCACTATCCATTGGGTTAATCTCGGTGGGAGAGTGGCTTTCGCCACTCTCTTGTCTTTCGATAAATAAATCTCCAGTTTTACTCATGATTGCACCTTTCTAACAAAGTTATTAAGATTCAACCTCATTGCCCATGTAGCATCTACTTTTTTAACATGCGTAGGTTTATAATCTATATTAATTGGTAGCATAAGTTTCGATCCGACAAGATTGAATTCGTTGTTGCCAACATCAATCAACATCTCCCTATCGTATTTCTTAAACGCTACATGACCATCACGAACAATAACGAAGTTAGAGAAGATGTCCTTAACAAACTTTCTAAATGTGCTTTCTTTCTTTTTACACAGTAGATATTCTGCTACATCTTTCTTCTTCTCCAACTCTTTCATGCGTTGTCGATTCGTTGCCATTTGATCTATTCCAATCTTGGTATACTTATTCATTTCGTTCTCCGTCCATTGATTCGGATTTAACTTCGTATACATCAACATGCTTTTTCAATTCTTCCAATGAATCAAAAGTCATATCTCCATCAGTTAAGCTACCGTCATCTTGTAGATCGAAAACATATCCGTCTTCAGTTTTATATTGTTTCATTTCACTTTCTCCTTTATTTGTAGTTAATGTTGAAATGTTATTCAACATTAATCTATTTTATACGATAAGTATATTTATTTTTGTTATGATGCTCTGAAACCCCTATAAACAAAGGGATTTATTTTTGTCCTTAGTCTACTTTGCGTATCAATATGCGCAGTTGCTCTCACGCTAGGATTCTTTTCCATTTGATGTCGAAAATCCGAGATTTTCATATCTCGACCCCTAACCCCCCCTTATAGTATTTGGGACTCCTATGCTTTGGTATATATAATAACGTTCAACACAAATAATTGAATGAAAAAACAAAACACATTATAGTGACTCCTATGTCGAACTTGAGACATGTACCTGTAGATGCAATGCGAGAGATCCTCTTGCTGCAAGAGCGATTGGAAAACCTGGACAAACAAGGGGAGGTACAAGAATCCTTTTTGGATTACATAAAATACATATGGCCGGAGTTTATCCAGGGCGATCACCACAAAATTTTTGCCGATAAGCTCACGCAAATCGCCAAAGGCGAGATCAAGAGACTCATTATCAATATGCCGCCACGGCACACCAAATCCGAATTCGCTTCCGTGTACTTTCCCTCCTGGGTGATGGGACTCAAACCCAACATGAAGATCATGCAAACCACCCATACCTCCGAATTATCTGTGCGTTTCGGGCGTAAAGTCAGGAATCTTATGGATTCCGAGGAGTACAAAGCCATTTTTCCCAAAGTCACGCTCAGTGCCGACTCGAAATCGGCGGGGCGTTGGGAAACCAACAGGGGTGGCGAGTATTTCGCGGCTGGTGTTGGCGGAGCCATTACCGGTCGTGGCGCCGATCTGCTCATCATTGACGATCCGCACTCCGAACAAGATGCGCTCAGTCCCTCGGCATTGGATTCAGCTTATGAATGGTACACCTCTGGTCCTCGTCAGCGGCTTCAACCGGGCGGTTCGATTGTGATTGTGATGACGCGCTGGTCGACCATTGATTTAACGGCGCAATTGCTGAAACGACAGACCGAGGTGCATGCGGATCAGTGGGATATTGTTGAACTACCGGCGATTTTTGAGGATTCGGGCAATCCGTTATGGCCTGAGTATTGGAAATTGGAGGAACTCGAAGCGGTGAAAGCTTCACTGCCGGTGACCAAGTGGAATGCCCAGTACATGCAGAACCCGACTTCGGAAGAAGGCGCGATTATCAAACGGGATTGGTGGCAGCCTTGGGAAAAGGAGAAGATACCGCCGGTGGAGTACATTATTCAGAGCTATGATACGGCGTTTTCCAAGAAGGAAACGGCTGACTTTTCAGCCATTACCACTTGGGGCATTTTTAAGCCGAGTGATGACAGCGGCGATGCGATTATACTGCTCGATGCCAAACGCGGACGCTGGGATTTTCCCGAGCTGAAAGCGGTGGCCAATGAGGAGTATAAGTATTGGGAGCCGGAAATGGTGCTAGTTGAGTCCCAGGCGTCAGGAACGCCGTTGACCCACGAACTACGCAATATGGGGATACCGGTGGTCAACTACCGCCCGTCGAGAGGTAATGATAAGGTCACTAGGGTGCACGCGGTCAGTCCGGTGTTTGAGTCGGGGATGGTCTGGGCGCCACAGAAGAAATTTGCCGAGGATGTTATTGAGGAGTGTGCTGCTTTTCCGTTTGGCGAGCACGACGATTATGTGGATTCGATGACGCAAGCGATACTGAGATTTAGACAAGGTAACTTTGTTCGTCTATACTCGGATGAAGAGGATGAGGAGTTTGTGCCGCAACAGCACATTTATTATTGATGAATAATATTTACAACGGAAAAAAGGATTTAATGAAAATTATTAAATTCAAGTATAGAATGAACAACACAGTAATAAGTCCACTGACCCAATATCGAAATTGGATTAGTGCGCTTATGTTTACATTAGCACAAGGGCGATACTATGGCGGACGTCGATAAACGAATATACCCGGCTCAAGAAGAGCCATTGGAGGTTATCGATGATTCCAAAACAATTGAACTAGAGGATCCCACACTCGCCGAGTTGAATGGAGAAGACGTCCCCATTACCGCCTTGGATAATGGAAACATTGTTGTTGGGGCGGGCGAGATGCTGCCCCAGCAAGTTGAATTTGGCGCTAACTTGGCTGAAGAACTGGACGATTCCGAACTACACGGTATATTTAACCAATGCGTTGCCGATGTCGAAGCCGATATTAACTCTCGTTCTGAATGGGAGAAACAATATCGTGACGGCTTGGAATTTCTCGGCATGCGTTACGAAGAACGAAGTCAACCATTTGAAGGCGCATCCGGCATAACTCATCCCCTGTTAGCCGAATCCGTCACGCAATTCCAGGCACAAGCCTATGGCGAAATACTGCCAGCTCAAGGTCCTGTAAAGACTCAGATCGTTGGCGCCATCACTCCTGACTCCGAGGGACAAGCAGCCAGGGTCAAGGAGTACATGAATTATCAAATCATGCACGTCATGGAAGAATACGATCCGGAAACAGATATGCTGCTATTTTATCTACCGTTGTCCGGTTCGGCGTTTCGTAAGGTTTATTATGATCAGAATTTAGGTCGGGCAGTGTCGAAATTTATACCGTCCGAGAATTTAGTCGTGCCTTATGACACCAGCGATTTGCAAACTGCCGTACGGATTACCAACATCGTCTCGATGCCGATGAACGATGTCGTCAAATTGCAAAACAGCGGGTTCTATCGTGACGTGCCTCTGAAATCGATGGGCGCCGAGTACGATAGCGAGGACATTCAGGAGGAAATTGACAAGCTCCAAGGCATGGAGCCGTCGTATAACACTGACAGCGATTGTGAATTGTATGAAATTCATACCGATTTGGATATTGACGGGTTTGAAGACATGGACGAGACCGGTGAACCCACCGGGGTTAAGTTGCCCTACATTGTGACGTTGTCCAAACGTAACAATGCGGTGCTTTCCATTCGTCGCAACTGGAATGAAACCGACCCGTTAAAGAAAAAGATTCAGTATTTTGTTCATTACAAGTTCCTACCCGGACTTGGATTTTACGGTTTTGGCCTAACGCACATGATTGGCGGACTCTCCAGAGCGTCCACCTCGATTTTGCGTCAGCTGATCGACGCGGGCACGCTCGCCAACCTGCCGGCCGGATTTAAAGCGCGAGGTATTCGCATCCGGAACGACGATCAGCCCTTACAACCGGGTGAATTTCGCGACATGGACGCCCCAGGGGGCAGTCTTCGAGATTCGTTTGTACCATTGCCGTTTAAAGAGCCGTCACAAACCCTGTTAGCCTTAATGGGCTTAATGGTCGATGCCGGTAAGCGGTTTGCTTCCATTGCTGATATTCAAGTGGGCGATTCCAATCAGGAAATGCCGGTGGGCACCACCGTGGCGTTACTGGAGCGTGGCACCAAGGTGATGTCGGCGATTCATAAGCGCTTACATTACGCGCAAAAGATAGAATTTAACTTATTGGCGAGAATTTTCGCCCAATTCCTACCGCCGTCCTACCCGTACATGACCAAAAACGGCGACCAGAACATTAAACAGGCTGATTTTGATGATCGTGTGGATATTATTCCGGTATCGGACCCGAACATCTTCTCGATGAGCCAACGGGTGATGCTGGCGCAGCAAATGCTGCAAATGGCGCAATCGAACCCTGAGATTCACGGTCAAGCGGGCATTTACGAGGCGTATCGCCGAATGTATCAAGCCCTTAATGTGGAGAACATCGAGGCGCTCTTGCCGCCACCCCCGCAACCGCAACCGGTGGATCCGGCGCACGAGAACGCGGGATTATTGATGGGACAAGCGGCCAAAGCCTTTCCCGGACAGGATCACGACGCTCATATTGCTTCGCACATGAGCCTGTATCAGACCGCCATTGTGCAACAAAATCCGCAAGCGCTGTCATTAATTCAAGCGCATGTGTATGATCATATTGCACTCAAAGCCGAGGAAATCGTACAGCAACAAATGTCACAAGATCCGCAAATGATGCAGATGCAACAGCAATTAATGCAGATGCCGCCGGAACAGCAACAACAGATGCAACAGCAAATGATGCAACAGCAACAAGCACAAGTGGCACAAGTGATTGCCGAGCTGACACAACAAATTAATGAGCAGTTTGCACCGCCGCCACCGCAAGAAGATCCGTTGGTGGAATTAAGGCGCCAGGAGTTGGATATTAAGGCCGGTGATTTACAACGCAAACAACAAGAATTTGGAGAAAGGCAAAATTTAGATATAATGAAAATAGACCAACAGGATGATTTAGCTAAAGAACGAATTGATTCATCCGAGGAAATTGCCGTAATGAAGAACGAAACAGCGCAGGACAGATTAGAACAGGCAGAACGATTTAAGGCAGCAGATTTACAACAGGAGAGCAAACAATGAGTTCAGTGATGAAAGCCATGCAGGCTGCTCATAAGGCACAAAAACTTGAAGAACGAGCCGCAGAAGAAAAACGATTAGCAGCACATCAGGCTGAGAGAGACTGGCGCGGCGATCCTAAACGAAAAGAACAGCTTATTAAATCGAGAGAAGATGAGAAAAAAGCAACGCCAAAGAAAAAAGCAGCGGCTAAAAAGACAACGGCTAAAAAGAAAGCACCAAAGAAAAAAGCAGTAAAGAAAAAAAGTGCCGCTAAAAAAGGGTAGCGCTAAGAAAACAGTTTCTGCTAACATAAGGAAACTGAGAAAAGAGGGCTACAAGAAGAAACAATCAGTTGCCATTGCACTGAGCAAGGCGGGAAAGTCTAAAAAAAAGAGGAAGACCAATGCAAAGACCAAGAAAGTTCAGAGGCGCCGTACCAAAAAATCCAGGTACCGCAAGTAAATCCATGAAAATTAAAGACCAGGGCACCGTGCCTATGGCACAACCTAAAAAAGAAGCCAATGGCGGACCCCCTAAACCGGGTTCCGGCGCCGGCAAGTGCAGAGGCGGAGGGGCAGCCATTCGCGGCACTAAGTTTGAAGGCGTGTTTTAATGTCCAGCTCTAGACGATTCTCATGAAGAAAAAGAAACCAATGTATTACAACATGGGTGGTATGCCGACAAGACCCACTGCGCCTCCCGTTTTAGGATCAGGTTATGGTCCTTACCTTAGAATGCCCGGAGTCAGAGGGTTTGCAGAGGGTGACCTGGCTGAAAAGAAAAGATTTAGAGATTATCAACCTGAAGGTATGCTTAAAGGCACTATTTTTGATTTTATTCCCGACCCTGTTCAAACATCTGCTTATTTGCAAGATCGTTTTGGCGGTCAACAAGAACCAGAGCCAGTCGATGACAGTTTTGACATGCTCAAAATGTTTATGGAGTTAACACCTGAAGAAAAAATGATGGTGGCAGGTCCGAACTTTAATGAAATGAGCGAAGACGAAGTGGCAATGGCCATGTATGATTTCATCTCAGAAGGAAGAGCCTTGAGTGGCGGTCGAGAAGTTGATTACATGGATCCCGAAAAACAAGGTCTAGCTAACGGCGGGATTGTCTCGCTGATGGGGGGTTAATAATGTCGTCGTATGAGCCAGGTTCTCCGATGCCGTTAATTCCAGATATGAATTCCCGTTCTAGTAATTTTTCACTTAAAGATTATATTCAGAGACTGAACTCGACGAGGGGAGGCACACAACAAATGATACCTTATGACCCGAACAAATCTGCTTCTGAAAATGAATCTATAGCTAATAGAATCCATGCGAATGATCAAAGGATAGGAAATACACCAGGTGGCGGAATGCCTCCTGGTTATAATCCTGCTTCTGATATGGCAAGGTATATTAGTAGACCCCCACGAGAAACAAGCAACACCTTTAGACCTGGAGGTATCAGACCCCCGCAGGATACGGGTCCTTTTTATCGACCCCCTCCACCAAGGAACCCTTTTATGAGGCCACCTCCTCAGAACCCGTTTAGTTCAATGCTAGGCTTGGGTTCTGGACCCAATTTATTCTCAGGCGGAATGCCGTTTTACTCGCCCCCACCTAGAATGCCAATGTTTGGCGGAGGAATGGGCGGCTTCGGCGGTATGGGTGGCATGGGTGGCAGATTCGGAGGCATGGGCGGAGGCTTTAACCCGTTCGGAGGTATGGGCGGAGGCTACGGCGGCATGGGTGGAGGTTTTAACCCATTTGGCGGTCAATTTGGCGGCATGGGCAGAAGTTTTAATCCGTTCGGTGGCCAGTTTGGCGGCATGGGCGGTGGATTTGGAGGTATGGGCGGAAGGTTTAACCCATTTGGTGGCGGATTTGGTGGCCAATTCGGCGGCATGGGTGGGGGCTATACGCCTGCATTCGGCGGCGGAAGAGGCGGATTCGGAGGCGGATTCGATCCAAACATAATGATTCCACCTAGACCAGTTGGTACACCACCACCGCAAAGTACCAGACCACCACAGTTAATGCCAACGAGAGATCCATACGGAAATATAGTCGATCCAAAGAACCTACCAGATAATATGGTTTTTGAATCGACCCCTAGAGGTGACAGAGTTGTATTTGCACCAGATTATAGATTGCAACCAGGAGATCCTGGTTATCAGCAGGGACCACAGCCAATGCCAATATCACCCACGCCAAGCTGGGACTCTCCTAATCGTCCAGTTGGACCACAAACTCCAGGAGGAACAACTGGCGGTGCGCCTGCCGGATTCATACCTCCACCAGCAGATAGCATGAACACGATGGCAATGGTGCCCTACCATAATCCTACAACAGGGGAAACTTGGACAGCGACAAGTGGCGGTTGGAAAGCACCATCTGGGTGGGTAGCAGGAGCTGCTCCTGGCGGTTTTAAAACCAGCTTTGATCCAAATGTAGGACAACCTCCACCAACACCACCGACGCCAAGCATAGGCGCAACAGGAGCGACAGGCGCTACTGGAGCACAAGGCTTACAAGGAGCGACGGGAGCGACAGGTGCTACTGGCGCAATAGGCGCTACTGGGGCACAAGGATTACAAGGGTTACAAGGATTACAGGGTATGCAAGGACTAACAGGAGCTGCTGGTGCAACCGGCGCACAAGGTTTACAAGGCATGCAGGGACTAACAGGTGCCACAGGTGCCGCAGGCGCAACTGGTGCACAAGGTTTACAGGGTATGCAAGGCTTAACAGGTGCCGCAGGTGCTCAAGGACTCCAAGGCATTCAAGGAGAGCAAGGCTTAACAGGTGCTATGGGAGCCACAGGTTTAACTGGAGCTACCGGCGCACAAGGTTTACAAGGCATGCAAGGATTAACCGGAGCTGCTGGAGCGACAGGTGCTATGGGAGCCACGGGTTTAACCGGCGCCGCAGGCGCACAAGGTTTACAAGGGCTTCAAGGATTACAAGGACTCCAAGGGCTAACGGGAGCCACAGGCGCTATGGGTGCTACCGGAGCACAGGGACTTCAAGGAATGCAGGGACTCCAAGGTATGCAAGGACTCCAAGGAATGCAAGGACTAAGAGGCGAAGCAGGTCTAGGAATGCCAACAGCGGCTGATTATGAGGGCTTAACGTCTGCTGACGATATTCTAAAAATGACAGTATCTGGCGAACAACTAACACCTGAACAAATACAAGCCGGAGACCTGAACAAAGACGGTCGAGTTACTGTACAAGATGCCGCATACAGACAACAAATGGGGTTAGGTTGGAGAGATCCAAGAACAGGTGAAGCAATAAATCCGTTCTTGCAACAATATCAGCG